TAGTAGATGCTGCCTGTGTTCCAGTGTGGTTAGCACGAGCATATGGGTCAGAGACCATCTTGGCTGCAGTAATTGTTCCATCTGCAATATCTGTGGCTACAATAGTTCCGTCAACCAAGTCGGCAGAGGTAATAGTTCCACCAAGGTTTAACTTAGTCTTTGCAATAGCAGCAGAGGCGTTTACGTCAGCGTCTACGATAGTGCCATTGGCAATCATCGTTGATGTAACTGTGCCTGTGTCAGTTGTATAGACACCATTAGTTACTGTGCCAGCATTGCCAGATACTGTTCCTGTTACGTTACCATTTAAGTTACCTGTGAAGGTTCCAGCAATAGCGCCAGTGCCAGTAATGGTTGGGCTAGTCAGGGTCTTGTTAGTCAGTGTCTGAGTAGTATCAGTTCCAACCAATGTTGTGGTTGCATCTGGAATAGTTACTGTTCTATCTGCTGTAGGGTCAGCAACTGTAAGTGTTGTCTCAAAGGCATCAGCAGTAGAACCTTCAAAAACAATATTGCCATCACCAAGGGTAAGACTTGAAATGACTGGGCTAGTTAAAGTTTTGTTTGTAAGTGTCTGTGTGCCAGTAAGTGTGACAACACCAGTAAGAGTATTATCTGCTGCACTAATTGTCTTATTTGTAAGAGTCTGAGTATTAGTTGTACCAACTACAGCACCTGTAGCACCGTGTCCAGTTGTAGCCTCAATGTGTGTATTGGCTTCACGGTAATCGCGACCAATAGCCATATGACGAACTACTGCACCAGCAGAGTGTGCTTGTCCAGTTGAACCATCAACACCACGAGTTAATGTCAGTGTGTTAGTACTGACGGCGGTAACATCTACAATTTCTTCAAGGGCTGTATCTGGGTCAATTACTACTGTGAAGGTTTCTCCTGCGGAGATTGTTACACCACCGAGAAGAGCAGAACCTGACACAACAGTGGCAGATGTACCGCTTGATGTGAGTGCGCCAGTCAGTGTTGTCTGCTGGGAGCGTGAGGAGTATTTTCTAGTTGTCATTCAGGTTCCTTATCGGCGGGAGAAATGAACTCGTGGGGGATAGTTCTGTTGTTGTGCTTTTGTCTCTTCAGCAAGACGCTGTGAGTACAAGGCGTAAAGTTGTTTTGTTGCTGTCTGTGATGCACCGTATGGACGCTTGCTATCTGTCTCATCAGCCTGTGGGCTAACCTGAGCAGCACGTGCTGGGTCAAGGAATGAGAGCAGACGATAGGCTGCGCCAAGAATTACTACGTCTCGTGTAGATTCTGGAAGTCCAGTCTGTGTTACATAATCTTGTGCGTTAGTTGTAAATGCTACTGGGTCAGTTGCATAAACAACCTTAACTGTGCGTCCAGAGATTGGGGCTTCGCCCAATGTGATTGTCTGTACTTGGTCAGTACCTGATACATAACCGAATGCTTCTGGATTTGCTACAGCATCAAAGTCATACTTACGAATTGGTCGCCACTCTTTAGATGGACCAATATCTTGCCAGTGTACAGTCAAGATGTTCTTGATGTTTAGGTTAGCAAAAGCGTAAGTAGATACTGCTGCATTAAAAGTAAATGTTGTTGTCTTCATTGCGAAGATGCTTGCTCCAAGGGAGCGTACTGTGTCGTTGATTGCTCGCTTAATATTAAAGCGTGGGAACGTAGGAGCAATAGTTACCTTGGCATCTGCAGCGTGTGTGGCTGCCGTAGTTCCTAGGTATCCGCGACCATAGGGAGCCACTGTCGCTGTGTTAGCAACACGGTCATATGAGTCAACCCATAGGAGTTCTTCGTCAATTTCTACAATACCCTTGCCAAGTGATTCAGTAGAACCAAGGCTAAGAATCAAAGGGGAAGCAGATGATGATGTGGTAGTTGTAACAGCAGATGAGATGTAGGTTGTACGGTCTTGCTGAAATGTATAACCAGCGAGATTGACCTGAACCTCATCCATCATATTGGCTAGAGTAGTTGTCATTAGATAGTCCTCAATGCGTCAACCGCAGATTTGCCAGTAGTTCCAGCAAGTTCATTGCAAACACCATTTAAATCTTTGAATGCTGAAGGCTGACGAGCAGCACTAACTTTGTAGTTAAGTGCACCAATGATTGCTTTACCGCTAGTACCAGCCCACTTGTTCGCAGCACCTTGTTCGTCAAGAAATGCAGTCCTCGCAGGATATGTCCCACCATTAGCCAAACGATTAAGTTCGGCACATAATGTGCTACCAGCAGTACCAGCCATTGTTATCTCCCTTTAGTCATTGCATTGTAATAGTGCTCATCAAATGAGAACCGCTTCATATGTGGAGCAGTCACACTTGTATCACACCAGAGTGGGATTCCAGCCTTCTCGCACAATGCAAAGAAGTAGATGTCCTCACCTATAAACTTTGTCCCTCTGCCCATCTCCATAAAGAATTGAGCATCAGGTAATTCTTTTCTAATTCGTTCAACCACACTGCGGTGCATTAGGACGTATCCCATACCCGCTGCGCCTACCTGAATCAGTTTGTCTTTAGGTAGTGGATGTATTCTGGCTAAACCAAAACCACCATCTTCATTATCAACAAACTTAAATATTGTAGGCATTGGAATCATCAGAGGTTCTTCTGGATTATCAGTTGTAAAGTACACGCCAGTCATAATTGGACGCTCATCTTTATCTTTTTGATTCCAGAGTTTCAAGAAACCCTCTGGGCTAATGACTACATCTGAGTCAACCCAGAGCAACCAATCAGCCTTATTCTTTTCGTACCAGTAGTTGATGACAGTTTCCCTCTGTCTAGCAATCTGGTTTCCCTGACTGCGTAGAGTAGATTCAAACTGAATTCCTGACTTAAGGAGTACATCTGTAACTCCTTGCATAAACTTTCCATCAACCATACCGTTATCGCACCAGGCGATAGATACTGTTTCTTGCATTGTCCCCTACTTTCTTACCACTTAACTTTATCTGCCCAATACGCTGCGCTCATCTTGCCCTTGGCAATGTTCTTTGCGTGACGTGCTTTGAATGAAGCCTGACGTGCTGTTGGCTTCTTATCTCCAGTAACGCCTTGTTGTCCGAATCGGATAGTCTTAATCTGGTCTCCAGATTTAGCAACTACAACGTGTGATTTAGTTGGATGATTAGGAGTACGCTTAGGCTTGTTAAAGCCAGATACTCCTGCACGCTTGAGTCGTGGGTCTTGCATTACTTCTTCTTAGCCATCTTTGCTTCGCTCAGAGCGATAGCGATTGCTTGCTTCTTAGACTTTACTACTGGTCCTTTTTTGCCTGAGTGAAGAGTTCCACTTTTGAACTCCTTCATAACTTTAGCGACCTTCTTTACTTTGGCTGCCTTCTTCATAACTTGTCCTTAGTTAGTGTTGTAGTTAGGGTACTTGCCAGTCTTCTTGACTGCTGCTGCACGCTTTGCCATAAGTTCTTTAAGAGCCTTGGCTTGGTCTTTCTCAGCCTGAGTTGGCAGTGGTGCAATCTTTGTTCTAGTTGGTGCTGGGTTCTGACCCATACCAAAGAATCTTTTAATATCTTGTGGATTAGGAAATGATGGCATTACTTCTTCTTGCCCATCTTCTTAGGAGCAGCCTTCTTCTTTGTGCCGTATTCCTTCTTACGCATAGCAGGAGATTCCATCTTCTCGTGCTTCATCATTGCCTTCTTTGACTTGTACTTCTCGCCCATAACTGACATATCAGACTCCTAGTTCTTTCATTACTTCTGCGGATTTGTGATTTATATCTTTTGCTTTGGGCATAGTATCTGCGTCATAGGCTCTGCCCAAATGCTCTGACGCTTTGTGTGCTTCTTCTACGTGACGCATAGTTGTACCTGCTGGCTGTATACCTTGTGCTCTTGCATCTCGGTAAGCCTCTAACTCTGCGTTCCACTTCTTATCAGGTATATCTCGCTTCGCATCCCCAGGATTCATTTGAAGAGTTGAAGCCTTACAACCAAAGCAACCTTCAACATAAGTTGGATGTGCTTCCCAATGCTTTGCCATATTTGTCCCTACTGTGCTGTAAAGTTTGCCTCTGTGATGCCGATACCCGCTGCAATAAGTTCTGCTTTCTTAGCATCATCTACTGTGTGGTTATATCCGCCTCTGTAAATCTCATCGTAGTTATCTAAGTCTTCATCAATTAGGTATCTTGTTGTTGACCAAGTACCACCAGACTTAACTACTGTTAGACCTTTGTCCAACTTATAGAAGTAGAACAAACGATGACCACCTGCTGGACCTTCTTTAACTACAGGTGTTCTAAATGTGTACTGCGTCATTCGTCCTCCTTAATGGACTTACTGATAAGCAGGGGTTTCCCCCTGCCTACCCGTCAATCAATTAAGCGATTGATGAACCAGACTCAATGCGGTATAGTGCTTCTTCACGGTAACGTGCAAAGCCTAGAACGCCGTACCAGCCCATTGGACGGTGACGCATCAAGCGGTCAACGACTGGTCCGATAACTACGTGTGGTTCTTCAGCAACGGCTTCTGCCATTGCTTGCTGTCCTGCAATGATTGTGCGATAAACGCGTGCAGATGATGAACCATCTGTTGCGTTGTAAAGACGTGGAGACTCTACGAAGTATGCACCTTCGTATGTTCCGATTTCTCCTGCCCAGATACGGTCTTGTGCAGAACCGTATTGGTTAGGAAGCAACCAACCTGCTGAGCCTGTTTCGGCGCGTAGGTCGTGTGAAACTTCTGGGTGGATACCAGCCCAGTAGAGTGAACCCTTACGGGCAGTTGCCTTGTTAGCACGCAACTTCGCAACAGCCTTGCGGATGTTTGCTGAAGAGAGTGTTGCAGCAGCAGTAATTGTTGCTGTTGATGTTGCAGTTGAACCTGAGTAGATTACGTTTGAACCCTGACGCAATGTTGTCATTGCTACAGCGTCAATAGAATCTGCTAGGTTGAATGCGATGATGTTAGCGATTGCTGGGTCTACATCAGCAAGGCTGAAGAGTTCCAACGCACGTGTAACGAGAACTGAGTTACCGTACTCTGCAAGAGTAATGGTTACAGATGTTGGTGTAGACATTGCTACTGCATCTGGGTCAGTTGTTTCTGTTAGTGCTGTT